CTCTACACCAACCCTGACCTGGGCCGCCCGCTACCGGAGCGCCTCCCCTTGAGCGCCTACGACCTGCAGAAGCCCCACGAACCCTTGAGGCTGGATCTGTTGTGAGAATTACCCGTAAGCAAGCCGAAATCCTCAGCCTGGTCTGCCTGGGCAACCGGGCCGAGGGCCATGAGCTGGTGAGCTGGATCGACATGGATCAGCTGGTGAACCGGTTGAGCTATGAGGCCAGCAAGCAGGCCATCCAGTGCTCTATCCGGGTGATGGAGAAACGAGGCCTGGTGGCCCGGGGAGATCAGGAACTCCGGGGGCACCGCCTGCGCCGGGTGGTGAGACCCACCACGCTGGGCGTGGAGATGAATCAACGTCAACTCACCCCGGGAGGCTGACTCAACTAATCCTAGCTTTCCCTTATATTATTAACTTCAAGAACATAATAATTATGTTTTAAGAGTATATATATTTAAGGGAAAACGAGGATTAGTTGAGTCCAAGCAAGGCCCCGGGGGAGTTGTTTCCGAATCAAGGTAAGTAAGTGTTGACTTACCATAAGGATGGAAGTAACTTTGTCCTCGCATAGTCAAGCAAGCAAAGCAGAGCGCCCCGGGCACCGCTTCCCTGTCCAGGCTTCACCCAGCCGCCCCGCCCGGGGGCTCGCTCTTTTCGGAGGTTCTCATGTCTGAGGCCCCGGAAAAGCGCCGCCGTCGCTCCCGTACCGAATGGATCAAGATCGAGGAAAAGTGGGCCTCCGGCGACTACACGCTGGCGCAGCTCATGGACCAGCACAGCATCGCCCGGAACACTCTGACCTCGCACTTCAAGAAGCACGGCATCAAGAAGGGCTCCAAGGCTGAGCGCCACCGCCGCGCCGTTGAGCGCCAGATGGAAACGCGCCAGGTCAAAGCCGCCGAGGAAACGGCGGAGATGATCGCCAAGATCAAGAGCACCAACCTGCAGCAGACCGAGGTTCTCCAGAAGGCCGCGTTTGCCACCGTGATGCGCGCCATGCGCGATAACAAGCCGCTGGAGAGCGTGCACGGCGCCGTGAAAACGATTCACGAGGCGCTCAAGGCCATCAAATGCGGCTACGACGTCCAGGCGAGCATCCTGCACCTGGATCGCGAGCAGTTGGGCGACGACGAGCTGCCCGAGCTGATCATCCACGAGCTGACCGCCGAAGACATTGAGGCCATGCGTGAGCAGCAGCGCCTTGAGAACGACGAGATCGAGGGCGCGCTGGCCGGCCCGGATATCGAAAGCGAAGCCACCTACGATGACGACGACGATATCGTGGAGGAGGGCTAGTGGCGGCTGTCGCGGGTGTAGGCGCGCCCAGCCCTCGCCTCCCGCTGCACCGCGGTCAGGCGGAGGTCTTCCGGGACAGGACCCGCTTCAAGGTGGTGGTCGCCGGCCGGCGCTGGGGAAAGACCCAGCTCGCCAAGACCGAAATGATCAAGGCCGCCGGCAAGCCTCGCCAGAAAATCTGGTACATCGCGCCGACGTACCGGATGGCCAAGCAGATCATGTGGGACGAGCTCAAGGAGGCGGTGCCCCGGGGCTGGATTCACCGCATCCACGAAACCCTCATGCTGATCGAGCTGAAAAACGGGACCCTGCTGGAGTGCAAGGGCGCCGACAAGCCCGACACGCTGCGAGGCGTGGGCCTGACCCTGGTGGTGCTCGACGAGTTCCAGGACATGAAGCCCGACGTCTGGAACAAGGTGCTCCGCCCTACCCTGGCGCGCGATCGCGGCCGGGCCGTGTTCATCGGCACCCCGAAGGGCTACGCCAACATCTACGAGGTGTACCGCAAGGGCCTTACCCCGAACAACGTCTGGAAATCCTGGCAGTTCCCCACCCGGACCAGCCCGTTCATCCCGCTGGAGGAGATCGAGGCCGCCCGGGCAGAAATGGACCCCAAGGATTTCAGGCAGGAGTTCGAGGCCAGCTTCGAGAACATGAGCGGCCGGGTCTACTACGCCTTCGACCGCGAAGTGCACATCAAGCCCTGTCCGTTCAATCCAAGGCTGCCCATCTGGGTCGGCCAGGACTTCAACGTGGACCCTATGTCCACGGTGATCATGCAGCCGCAGCCCAACGGGAACGTCTGGGTGGTCGACGAAATCTTCCTGCGCAACTCCAACACTCTGGAGGTCTGCGAGGAGATCGAGCGGCGCTACTGGCAGTATTCCAAGCAGATCACGATTTACCCCGACCCCGCCTGCGTGAACCGAAGCAGTGCCCGGGGCGAGTCAGACCTGGACATCTTCCGCGAGAAAGGCCTCAACCGGATTCGCTACCGCCGCAAGCACCCCGAGCGCCGGCACCGTTTCAACGCCTTGAACCGGCAGCTGCGTAACGCGCGTGGCGAGGTAAACCTGTTCATCGACCCGTCCGTTCGGAACCTGATCGACTCTCTGGAGCAGACCGTCTACAAGCCAGGCTCCGCGGAGATCGACAAGAGCGCCGGCACCGAGCACATGACAGACGCCATCGGCTACCCGATCGAACTCGAATTCCCCACCCGCAAGGTCAAGATCGGCGGCCTTTCGTTGTGATATGGGGTTGTGCGTGTAAGTAAGTGCTGACATACTATTGGCACATAACGACGGTTTGTGTATGAAACTGAACCCCAACCACAAGCAGCTCCAGGCGCTGGTCAAGCGGCGCCACCCTCTCTACGAGGCCATGAAGCCCCACTGGGATTTCATGGAGCTCTGCTATGAGGGCGGCCGCGCGTGGTTTAAGGACAACATCTTTCAGTATCACAAGGAAGGCGAAGGCGAGTTCAAGAACCGCCAGAAGCGCGCCTACCGGTTTAATCACACCCGTGAAATCGTGGATCTGGTCACGAAGTACCTGTTCCGCGCGGAGATCGCTCGCCGCAAAGACGATACCGACGAGCGCATCACTCAGTTCTGGCAGCGCGCCACCCGCGATGGCCTGTCCATCGACGAGTTCATGCGGGTTGCGGCCACTCGGTCCAGCATCTTCGGCAAGCCCTGGATCGTCGTCGACCGGTCCTCCGTCGGTGAGCCGGCCGCCGGCAGCGCCGCCGGGAAGCGCTCTAAACGCGACGACCAGCGCTCCGAGACGTATGCGTACCTCGTAGACCCGCAAGACGTGCTGGACTACTCAATGGGCGATGACGGGCGTCTCAGCTGGGTTCTGATTCGTGAGTGGGTTCGCGACGACAACGACCCCCTGGACTCAACCGGCAACGTCGAGCCGCGCTATCGGCTGTGGACCTCCGAAGGCTGGCTGCTTGTGCAGCACAAGCGCGGAAAGGACGGCAAGCCCCTGCAGACGATCGAGTACGTCGATTCCGGGGATTACGACCTGGGCGAGCCGCCGGTGATTCCGGCCAACAACATGATCAGCAACGACCCGTGGACTACCCCAGCGCTGATCGCCGACATCGCCTACCTGGACCGAGCCGTCACGAATTACCTGTCCAACCTCGACGCCATCATTCAGGACCAGACGTTCAGCCAGCTGGCAATGCCGGCCCAGGGTCTGCTCCCCGGTGACGACGAGTACAAGAAGTTGCTGGAGATGGGAACTAAGCGAGTGTTCCTGTACGACGGCGAAGGCGGCGGAGCGCCGTCCTATCTGTCCCCTGACCCTCGACAGGCCCACCTGGTCCTGGAAGTGGTCAAGCAGATCATCAGCGAAATCTACCACTCCGTCGGCCTCGCCGGCGAGCGCACCAAGCAGGACAACAGCAAGGGTATCGACAACTCAAGCGGGGTCGCCAAGCAAAACGACTTCGAGCGGGTGAACTCCCTGCTGATCTCCAAGGGTGACGCGATGGAGCTGGTGGAAAACCAGATCGTTCGGCTCGTCTGCCTGTGGAATGGCGTTGCAGTCCCGGAAACCGACCTCGTCAGCTACGCCGACGACTTCGACGCCCGAGGCCTGTTCGACGAGTTCGATATCAGTTCCAAGCTCTCCCTTATCCAAGCACCGCCCCAGCTCCGCGGCGTCCAGATGAAGCGGATTGTCGAGAAGCTGTTCCCGAACCTCAGCGAAAAGCTGATCGAGGAGCTCAAGGGCAGCGTGGACGAATGGGTGAAGGCGGAGGAACAGGCGCAGGAAGCGCTGCCCGGCACAAGCGATGTTGCCAGTGCAGAACGCGCGCGCCTGACAGAGGAGGCCCGGCGAGACCGTCAAGGTGCGGCCGAAGCCGGCGCAAACACAAAAGCGCGACAAGTGAGTCGCACCCCCGAAGGCGAAGGTAAAGCCAAGTGAGAGGCCAAACCATGAAGCAAACCAACCTGATTGTGGCATCCCTGATTCTGCAAGGGCTGTGGCCCGTGTATGGCGAGGGCGACGGTGATGGCGCTGGCGCTGGAGACGGCCAGGGCGCCGGAGACGGAGACGGCGATGGCACCGGCGATGGCACCGGCGATGGCCAGGGCGCTGGTGACGGCACCGGTGACGACGGCAAGCCCACCGATCGCGAAGCCCAGCTGCTCAAAGAGAACATGAAGAAGAAGGAAAAGCTCAGGGAGATCTCCGGCCAGCTGGAAACCCTTACTTCTGAACGCGAACAGCTGACCACTCAACTGTCCGAGCTGCAGGCATTCAAGGAGTCCCTGGGCGACGTGGACGTTGAGCAGATCAAGCAGCTGCTGGCTGACCAGGCGAAGCAGGAAGAAGCCAAGATGGCTCAGAACGGCGAATGGGACGCCCTGCGTGAGCGCCTGTCTGCCGATCACCAGCGACAGCTGGACCAGGTCATTGCGCAGCACAACGACGGCCTGACGGCGAAGGAAGCCGAGCTCACCGCGGCCCAGGAGGCTCTGACGGCCGCCCAGTCTCAGATCGAGGAGCTGACCATCGGTCGCAACTTCTCTGATTCCAAGGCGATTGGCGAGAAAACCACCATGAGCCCGAACATCGCCCGCACCATGTTTGGCGCCCACTTTGATGTAGCAGAGGACGGCAAATCTGTCGTCGGCTACGACAAGCCCCGTGGTGTCGAGGACCGCAGCGTCCTGGTTGATGGCAAGGCACGGCCCCTGGCTTTTGATGACGCCCTGTTGAAGCTCGTCGAGACCCACCCTGACAAAGAATTTCTGCTCCGCGCCGAGGGCTCCCCGGGCGCCGGTAGCGGTTCCAAGGTACGAGGCGGTAAAGGCGCAGGCGACGGCGAGCAGCCGGCTGCCAGCACTGGCCGCGCGAAGATTGCTGCTGGGTTGAGCTCCCTCAACGCCAGCTAAACCGAAGTAAGAACGGACAAGCAGGGTAAGCGACCTCTCTGTTTGTGCGATTACTAGGTAAGCAAATGCTTACCTACTTTTGGCACTAACTGGAGGAACACCAATGCCGCTGTTGCGCGTGGAAGCTGAAAAGCTCAGCAACAACCAGCTCGTAGCTGGTGTGGTCGAAGAAATCATCGACCGCGATCCCCTGTTTGCCCTGCTGCCCTTTGCGAAGGTCAACGGCAAGGCTTACGTCTACAACCGTGAGAAGACCATCAGCGAAGGCGACTTCCTGGACCCGAACGAGGACATCAACGAAGGCGGTGCGACGTTCGACGAAATCACCACCAAGCTGCGTGT